ATGGCTATTGTTGATCTCAACCAGATTTGGTTTATCGACAACAAGTTCGGTGTCACTATCCGTCTCCAACAGGCTCTCTTCGAGCAGTCTGCCAAGCTCCCGTCATTTGCCTTTCAGGGTGTGAACCTACCCGATGATGACCTTCAGGTTGATGTCGAGGATGAGGATGAGATTGAGGAAGTTGATGATCAGTAAAAAAATATTTAGTTCAGTTATTGAAAACAATTAAAAAAATTATAAAATCTAATTGATTCTGAAAAAAAAAATAAAAATATTTTAAAAAATCCTTCTTGGTAAGTATAAAAAACTTCTTACCAATAAGTAAGTATGTCAATCGAGAGTAACTTGAAAAAATTACTCAAAGGTGAGAAGGCTTGTATACCAGAACACTTCTTGAAAGTTCCTGTGTATAACTCACTCACCCTTCGTACTGGTAAGGGTAATCCTATAAGTGAAGGTCAGTTTGGTAAAATGTACCGTGGAAGTATCAATGATAATGGAAGGCGGTATGTCGCGTACAAAGAGATAGATACATCGGAAAGTACTAATGGTGCCTTTGAGTTTGAGTTCAAGGTTGCCGAAAAATTGAAGGAGTTTGCGGTTCCCGAGATGTACCTCTTTAAGAAGTGCCCCATCCAAGATAAAACACCTAAAAAGGTGCGTAAAAAAAATGGTACGTTGGTCCAACCAAAAGAACGTACCAAACCCAAGGATATTCTTTATATGGAACTTCTTGATGGTATGTCGTTTAATTCGTGGTGGCAAACCAACCCATCTCTTGATGCGATAAAGTCTGTAATTGTACAGGTTTTTGATAATCTCTACCGAATTAACCAAAAATTTCCAGACTTCCGTCACCGCGATTTACATGGAGGAAATGTGATGGTTACTCGGAACGAAACGCCATACACATGGAAAGTTGACCTCGGTCGTAAAATAATTCGGAACGACCCTGGCGGATCTTTTAGGAGTCGTCTCGGTTCACCAGATATCAAAAAGTATAAGCGTACAAACGCTGGTGTGGAAGCGACTATCATTGATTTTGGTTTATCTTACTGGTCCAGGCGTATGCCAAACCCAGAAACGGCTGATGGTGGATATAAGGGTGCGGGTATATACGGACATGGACAAGGTCCAGGTACGATTTACTATGATATTCATAGGTTCTTGTATATCATTTATGTTAAGGTGAGACAGCCAGAAAATGCTAAGGAGCGAGCTATTAAAAATTTCATCGAAGAACTCATACCAAATAAAGAGTTCCTAGAGTATAACGGAAAATTTACCAGCCAGGGATATCTGGTTAGTAGTGACAGGGCTAAGCAAAATCTCCCCACATTCAAGACTATTCTGACACACCCATTCTTAACTGGTGAGAAATCACCAAATAGACCAAAGACTCTCACGGAGGCTCTCAAATTGATCGCTCCCCCCAAGCCTAAGCCTAAGACTCCCGTCAAGGTTAAGACACCCAAGGAAACCCGGGTACTTCCACCACGTAACTACGGTAAGCTTTCAACTACGAGTAGGAAGAAGGCTATGAACAATATGATTAAGAAAGCGGCTGCTATATTGGCTGCTAACAAGGCTAAGCCCAAAACCAAACCGGCACCCCGAAGGAGACCCGGTGTTGTGCGTCCCAACCCAGTCCCTGAGATTCAACCAGCCAGTCCCGAGGCACCTTATGCTGTGATGTCCCCTTCCAATATGATGGAATATGCAGCGAAGATTGAAAGTGGGAGGAAGAAGGCTGCGAACAAGTTAAATGCTAGGATTCAAGCCATCAAGGCCACGAAGGGTAAGACCCCCACACCCGTTCGTCTCAAGGAGAAGTTCTCTTTCGTCAACGTAAAGGGTAAGAAGCGTGAATTTGTCAGGAAGTTTGCATACGATAGGGCTTTGGCTAAGAACAAGGCTGAGAGGGAAAAGACCACACCCAAGGCCAAGACCCCCACACCCGAGGCTAAGAAGAATGAGTACTGGAGGTCTTTCGTTGACGTAAACGGTAAGAAGCAGGAATTTGAGAGTAAGTCCGCGTATCACGAGGCTAAGCAAAAGAACTTGAAAGCTTACGGTGCCAAGATGCAAGCAAAGATCAATCGTCAGATACAACTTGGACGTGATACACGGTTCTCGTTCGTTGACGTAAACGGTAAGAAGCGTGAGTATGTGAGAAAGGGTATGTATGAGAAGGCTCTGGCTAAGAACAAGGCTGAGAGGAGTCTCCGTGCCAAGATCCGGGAAGCGTGGGGCGGCAAGGCCAAGACGGTCACACCCAAGGCCAAGACCCCCACACCCAAGGCCAAATGGTCTAACGCAAATAATAAACAATTCATGGAATTGTTGGCACGGGAAAAGAACGCCCAGAGAAAACTTGCGAATGAGATGAACAAGGCAAGGCCTCTCAAGAATGGACCATCTAACCCGGTGGTTGCGTACGCTCTCAATACTCCCAAAAATACCAAAAAGATAAACAAGTACGTGAACAGTCTATCAAATGATGAACGCAATATGCTCAAAAAGAAGATTTGTCAACCTTAAAAACCCGCTTCGTACCCTCGTCAACTTCAGAGAGTATCTTAAACTTTGGAGTCTTGACGAGTTTGTCACCATTCTTAGTCACGAATGATTTCATCCGTTCAACTTCACCACGGGGCATCTTCCTGGTGTATTTGAGTGTGACATTCTTGTTTCCAATAGTGAATACAGTTGAAGACATTTTTAATATTTACCTATAATAAAATATGCAGCGCTCAACAATATTAGTTGCAGTGGTTATCGTCCTCGTTGCGTTCTTACTCTACAGGAACAAGACCAAGGCCTCCCCAGGTGGTAAAAAGTGGACCATTTACGGAACCAAGGGGTGTGGATGGACAGTCAAGCAGTTGGATTATATGAAGAAGGCTGGTAAGCCCCATGTGTTCGTCGACTGTGACAAGGGTGGGTGCGATGGTATGACCGCTTTCCCCACTCTCAAGGGTCCTAACGGGGAGAAGATCGTTGGATACAACGAGGTTTAAATCATTTATTATTCAAGAGTTGATTGTATCAACTTATCAATAATGAAATTTTGGAGTTTAAGGACACGAAAAGTCTCTATTTTCACCTTTTCCGAAGTCAACCCAATGCCGACCAAGTTTGACAGTATCTGTACCAAAAGAGTCTTGTAAATCTTGGTACCTCTCACCATAACACTTAAGCTCCGTCACACCAGGTGGGCATGTGAAATCCTTATTTTCACTCATACCAACCTCGTAATAATGTTTACGCGCTAATTTGAGATTAGTACCCGCATATGCTTGTACCGCTGGGTAGCGGTCGAGGTAGCATTGTGCCTCTGCATCTGAGAGAGTGCAGGAATTGTCTCTGGTTTCGGGACCATTTGTGGTATAGGTTGTGTAATGATTTTTGGCTTGCGCTTTATCAGTGCCAAATGTTGCACGAAGATCCCAATATCTCGCAACATAGCATTCCGCTAAGGAATCAGCGTCTGTGGGGACAGTGAAAGTTTCATCCTTCTTAGCAGCTCCAGCTCCCGCACCTGTTACTGGGGTTTCCTCACCACCACTCATAGAAGCAGCTATACTGGAACTGATTGAACATAGGCATAATAGACCAAAAGCACCTATTATTTTAGGATCCATTGTTTTATATACTATACTCTGATATTTTTTAATGATATGATTGATGTTTAACAGTACATTGAATAACCGAGAGACTTAAGACCGTATCCAGTATTATTAGCTGCCTGCCTCGCAGTAGCGACTGGACTCTTCGCATTCCACTTTGCAGTAACTTCGGCATCTGTTGTCGCCGTACAGGCTTCTTGGGCACCCATACCACCCCCACCGAAGCCGGCATAACCCGCGTCGTTAATTTTGTAACTACACGTGTTACCTTCTTTCGTAATATCAAACTGAACCATTTTGCAATGTTGACCAGTTTTGCGCATCGCAATGTACTTCTTCTCGTTGTCTTTCTCGCCTTCCATCGACTCTAAAACATGGAAGGTATGTGATATACCCCCATTTGGGGTGGGGTCGTCACTAGAAACGGGTACACTAGAATTGATATAGTTACCCCAAAATGTGGCGGCCGTTGGTTTAAATGCGTCGATACTTTCACATGGTACCGTTCCTGTTTGAGCATTGAAAGTTTGGTTTGGTTGACAGGCTGGACCCGAGTCATCCGCTCCCGCTGCCGCTCCCGCTGCCGCTCCCGCTCCCGCTCCCGCTCCCGCTCCCGCTCCCGCACCAGCTCCCGCATCTGGAGTTTCCTCACCACCACCACTCATAGAAGCAGCTATACTGGAACTGATCGAACATAGGCATAATATACCAAAAGCGCCTATTATTTTAGGGTCCATTATTTTATTACTATACTATGAGATATTTGTTACTGATATGATTGGTGTTTCAACTTATCAATAATGGAAATTAGATGCCACGTACAATCTGAAGGGCAAGAGAAAGGATGAACGCATCGGTCAAGTTGCTAATAGGCTTGAGGATGGAGATGTGCTTCACAAGGGAGCGGTTCCATACGACACGGAGAAGGAATGTGCTGATGAGCACAACAAGTAAAAAGGTGAGAACCTCGGTGATAATTTCGGACCTGGACTTGGCTTTGGCAACCTCTTGAATCATTTATTACATGTGGATATTTTTTTCTAGGTAAACTACAAATGAGGGCTCTCCCCCTGAGTGGCTCGGAAAGTAGGTATACAAACAGGCGGTGGTCGACACCAAAGGGTATTGGAAACAATAATTGTTATGCCTATGCCGTTGGGGACTACGAAGCATATAGGTGGCAAAAGTCTATACCAGGTGATCGTTCTGGTCTTTCAAATGGACACCATACCTATACCCACTGTACTGGACTTCCTAAGCGCGTCATTTCTGACAATCCTAAGAGGGTGTACAAGGCGGGTGCCAATGAAAAATGCAAAAAGGGCTATTTCAAGGTTATGATGTTTGTTTCGCCTGGAAGACCTATGAACTATATCCGACAAGGGGATTTCCACTTTTACAAGCAACACGGGATGGTCGAATACAAAATCAAACCTGGGGATACTATCAAAGCTGTAGCCAAATTCTTTAAAGTACCTGAATCACGGGTAAAGAAAGGTGGTCAGTTTAAGGTTGGTAAACGTGTAATTTTTAAAGCCAATGTATTCAGTCACAAGCGTGGTTGGGCTACTGGTCCGCTTCTGACTGATGCTAAAGGTAAGGCCATCACTGACCCCCGTAAGGCTTCTAGGGACTATCCAGGTCTAAACTACGAGAAATATTGTAGTTCATTCTGTGTCAAGGACACTGGGATCAAAGTCGGTAGGACTCACCCCAAGGTCCGCTAAGATACTATCAAGGTCTGGTATTTCATCCACATCAAAATTAATGTCAAATAGATCTAAAACCTGAAATATAGACCCCTGATTCAAGGACACAGAATTCGCCGTTGCTGTGTAATTGTTTTGTATAGTGACTGTAATTTTAAATTGTGTACCATCTATCACTTTTCGACAAATCGGGCATGTATTCCTACCTGTGTTCTTCCATTCCTGTAGACAGTGGGAATGAAACATATGTCCGCACCGGGCTGGAGGATTTGTCCTCGTACACCGGACTTCATTCAGACATATGGAACATGTTGACATTCTATAGGAAGGTTTTAAAGTTTTTTTGGGGATTTTTCTCAGTTAGTAGATCTTGGAGGTATCCACGAGAGGATTGTCACACTTAATGCATGGTCCCTTACCTTGTACATTCTCCTGCACCTTGGTGAGGAGCTGAGGACCCTGAGATTGGAGGAGCTTACGGTAGGAGTAGTTGTCCTCGAAAGAAATACCATTTTGCTTCATAACATAGTTGTTAAAGAGCTGAGCTGAAGAGTTTACGGTGAAGCACCGACCATCGGCCATACCAAGTCGCTGCGACATATTGTTAATATACACCCAGAAATTAAATCTTGTAAAGGGAACCGCGATGAGCGCCACCACCATTTACGTCACCCCATGTATAAGGTCCTACACAATGTGCATTATCATTGGGTCCTTCCGCCACATCACCTTTACATTCTTCGTCAGGTAAAACATCCGCCTGTGAGATATCATCTACACACCAAACCTCAAAACCATCAGCCATTGGACATTCGAGAGACATATATTTACTAACGGGGCGCCCCAGGTATTCCGCGGTGGCGACGCATAGAGCTCTAGCTTCAGCTTCAGTCTTAACACGCCCCACGCTCAACCAACCCATATCAGCACGCTTTCGTGTGTCGATACACTTGAGCATACTAGACCCTGTATCTTCGGTACCAGCACCTGCTCCAGCACCTGCTCCAGCGGTTGGGACAGGGGTTTCCTCACCGCCACCACTCATAGAAGCAGCTATACTGGAACCGATGGAACATAGGCATAATAGACCAAAAGCGCCTATTATTTTAGGATCCATCGTTTTTTATTACAATATAACTAGAATTTTATTTGCCTGTTGGTAATTGTTCTCATCCAAGAATTGAATCCTTTCTCTTTGAGAAGTTTGACAAAAGGATCACATCTATATCCCAAATAAATGTCAAACACGTCAGTGTCCTCTGTGCGTGACACTCGAATCTGGGGATTTTCGTTTATGTGGTTGTTGATGATGTTGTAGGCAAATGCAATTTCCTTGAGGGTCTCCGCCCCTGTGATGATAATTTTACCGGTACTGAAAATACTGGTAGTAATCTCCTTCATATCCTCTGAAGGCTTGAACTTGATCTTCACTGCAGAATACCTATCTGGTTCAAAAGAAACCTTAAAAATGTCATCATACTCTTCAAACCAGTCAGCAACCTTCATGAGGTTGATATTGTAGTTGAGACTGAAGTTGGAGTTAATCATAACAACACGGAATGAATCCACTGGTACTTCAATTTTCAAATCCAAAAAAGTTTTGAAAATATGAACAAGTTGGGTGATGATCCGCTTACAATCGAAAAGATCACAACAACCCGCCACTTGAATCGAACCGTTAGGGAAAACTTTCACAGACTTAGTACTATAGGTGTCGTGGTATGTTAGGGTCACCTGGTTGTAGAAAGTCGTCGGTTTCAATTTCCACTCAAAACCATCTGTTTTGGTACCCACACGTCGCATCTTATAGGAACCAATTTCTTCGAATAAACCTCGGAGTCGCTTTATATCAATCTGTTGCATAAAGCTCGACACCATAGTGATTGTCGTAATCTTTATCCATGAGGGTCTAGTCTCATCTGGTAAATCTTTTCGTATCTCATCGAGCGTTAGGAGATACGAAAAGCTATTATTTGCAATAGTTGAATACATTTTTGGACATACTTTTTACAATGTGAGTGGCTTACTTAGGTTTTCTAAGTACAACCCTTTGCGATATCTGCGGTTGCTGTTGTACATCCAACAAAGTGATGAGGAGCTACTTTATTTGGGGTTACACCACCAATAAATTCGGACACATTGTTATAGGTCCAACAGCTATTTTGATTAGACCTAAACCCAACTGAAGTTTTACCCGCCGCAGTCGCGAGAGTGCGACAAGCTTCAAAGCTTGTTCCCTCACCCAACTCTGTGTGTCCACTGGCTGGGTAGGGCATATCAGATTCAGGGTATACATTTTCAACGAAGGTGCAACCACCATTTTTGATATCCTCTTCGGGTTTTACACACCCCACGTGGTGATTGGCGGAACCCCCCAAACCCTTTAAATCTGGGGACCACCTGTACGCGAAACAGGTGTTGCTGTTACCACCCCTGAACCCGAAAGTATTGTAGAATTTGCTTTTAGCTAGGGCACGACAAGCTTCGATAGAAGTAGCCTCACCAAGTTCGACATGTCCCGACGCTGGGTACGCCATATCCTCATCATAGACAATGTATTCGGGTTTGGGTGTTGAGTCGTCACCCCCAGCTCCAGCTCCCGCACCAGCTCCCGCACCAGCTCCCGCACCAGCTCCCGCACCAGCTGAGGAATCGTCACCACTACCACCCATAGAAGCAGCTATACTGGAACTGATCGAACATAGGCATAATAGACCAAAAGCACCTATTATTTTAGGATCCATTGTTTTATATACTATACTCTGGTATTTTTTTTTGG